GATCTTGAAAATAAAGGTTTATTTATGTATGTTGATGTTAATGTTTTTAATACTGCTATTAATATAATATATCGAATAAGATATATTATATTTAGTGGTATTCCATTAGATTATTTTCCAGATTTGATCAATGAAATATTTGATTTTATTGATTTTATTGAGGAAAATAATTTACCGGAGTGTTGAGTAAGAAGAATTATGTATCAAGATAAAGAAAAAAAGCGAAAAAGACGGAAAAATAAAAATAAATATGATAAAAAATTCAATAGGGAAAAAAGAATTAAAAGAATTAAGAAGAAAGAAGAAGATGTAAAGTTTACAATAAATAATATCATATGTTATTCTGAACAAAGGTAATTTAAAATGAAAAAAATGAAAGGAGAAATTTTAAAAGATAAGAATAATAAAAAGATGATTTTTGGGAATGATGCAGAGACCGAGGAAGAAATAAAGAAAAAAATAAAAGAGTATGAAGAAAAAAATTTAAATGAGGAGAAAATTAATGGGTTGGATTGATGATGATTTATTTAATGAATTTGTAAAGAAAGAAAAATTAGAGAAAGAAAACAGGAAAGAGTTTAGTGGTGCCAATAGGTTGTTAGTTTGGCCTACTCCAGAAATGGGGACAGAACAAAAAGCTAAGGTGTATACTATAAGGTTCTTACCGGATTTTAAAAATAAACTTTTTTATCTGAAATACTTTTATCATTTTTATAGGATCGGTGAACAAATTTTTGTTTGTTTGTGTCCGAAAACACATGATTTTAAAAACTTCTGTCCTCATTGTTATGTTTCTAGCCAGTTATATACTGGAAATAAAGATGACAAAGAGATGGCAAAAGAATTTGCTAGAAAGGTAAGGTATGTCACAAATATTTATGTGGTAGACGACCCAAGGGATGTGGATGCTGATGATGATTTTAAAGTTAGTGGCATGGTGAAAATATATGAATTTCCTGATCAAGTAAAAACAAAGTTAGAAGAAGAATTAACAGATAGTGAAAATGGTCTTGGAAAGAAAGTTTTCGATCCGCAAGATGGTCATAATTTTTTGCTTAAAGTAAAAAGAAAATCAAGTAGAGGTCGTAGTTGGCCGAATTATGCCGATAGCACATTTGCTAGAAAGGCAACTTCAATTGGTGATGAAAAGATGATAAAAAATGTTGTTGAATCAACACATGATTTGTTGAAGCATCTTGAATACAAGGTTAAATCAGAAATTGAAATAAGAGATGCTTTGATTTCTTCTATGGTTTGGGATATAGTAAAAGATGCATGGATTGCTGATAAAAAATTAAGAGGTGAAGAATATCATCATTTAGAAAATGAAGATGAAGATGATATTGAAGAAGAAAAGCCGACATCACATGAAGAGAAAAATTTGGCAGATAATGAGGATGTTGGTGAAGCAGAAGAAGAAATTGGTGATATAACAGACGATGATATAATGGATTTATTTTTAAATGATAATTAATATTTTCTAAATTCAAATCTTACAGTGAGTGCGGAGTGTCACATAATTAAAAAAAATAACGGTACTTGGGAAAATAGTATTTTATAATAAAAAATAACCAGTAAGTTTTTTTACTGGTTATTTTTTTTGTATAAATATGTATAGAATAACTTAAAAAGTTAACTATTTTATACTAGTTAAAAGGAGGGATGCTGCTTTTGCTTCGGTATAAATACTGGAGTATTCACAGCATATATATTGATGATAGTAAACAAAATAGATAAATTTTTAAATTATAGTTCTGACGTGAATTATAAGGAATCTCTTAAAGAAACTGGATGGGAAAATTATCCAAAAGGATGGGATAAAAGCAGTGTAATAAAATTTGCTAAATCATTAGCAGGTATGCCAGCAGGAAAAAAAGGATTTTTTGATGCTTGTGTTGAAAAAATGAGAGGTAAAATAGATGACCCAGAGGCGTTTTGCGCTTCAATAAAAGATGAATATTATGATTCGACTATGTGGAGAGGTAAGGGTAAGACAGAAAAAGAAGTAAAGAAAGATGTTGCTAGAGATAAAAGAAAAAAAAATAAATAACATTGTTAAAGAGTAATTGTAGTGAAAAATGGTAAAAGTAAAGGCAGTAGATGGGAAAGAAATATTGCTAAGTATTTAACAAAATGGTTAACTGGTTTTGCTAGACCATATTATTACTGGAGAAGTCCTGGTAGTGGTTCTGTTGCTACTATTACTGAGAATAATAAGCATATAACAGGTGACATCGTACCATTAAAAGAGGAAGCCAGATTTTTAACTGATGTTTTCAGTATAGAGTTAAAAAATGGATATCCAAAAACAAACTTTTTTTCATTTTTTTCTGGAGATAATTTTAATATAGAAAAGTTTTGGAAACAGTGTGTCGATAATGCGAATGATAAATATCCAATGTTAATATACAAAAAAAATAGAAAGGTACCAATAGTCGGAATAACAAAAGAAATAAAAAATAAACTTAGAATAAAGAAACTTAAATATATAAAAATAAAATTTGATAGTAATTTACCAGATGTTTACATTTTTAATATGCAAGATTTTTTTGATCTGGTAAGACCGGAAGATATAAATGGCGTCTATAAAGATAAAACATGAAAGATTTCCTGATATCGTAGTAATATATCTATTGGATGTTTTGATGCATGGCTGCGAAATAGAAAATGAATTATTTGATGATTTAATTGAAAGAATAAAAAAATCTGGTTTAAAAACGTATTTGATCAATTACTTTTTATATACTGACTCAAGTATCAGAGTTAAGTATAAAAATATAAGGAAAGCTATAAAAGATTCAAAAGGTAGTGCATCATTAAAAATAGGAGGTTAATATGGGAGAAATATTAGGTGGCATTAGTAATGCTGTTAATGATTATAATTTAGCTAGGGTCGGTCAAGACACTGAAGATGGATTTGAAACTGATGTACCTGGTGTAAAAGCTAATGGTTTTGTTCAAATCGGTACTGAAAAGTTTCCCAGATTTGACGTTGATAAAAATGAATTTTACCAAAATTCACATGATGACAGAAAAAGATTTAGATTTAAAACTGGATCAGACGTGCAAAAATATATGCAAGGAACAAAATATAGAAGGCCATTTTATATTTCATTTAAAGATGAAAAAGGACGTAGATATACTAAAAAATTAAAATAAAATTCTAATTAAATAAAAACTTCAGTAAAATTAAATGTGCTAAGATTTTGTTAAAAAAATAATAATTCAAGTATTTAAAAATCACTATAAAATTTACATTATTAACTACTTATTGTATAGTATAATCAACCACTTCAAAGTTGTAATAATTTTTTAATATTAATTGATCGTCTAATAAGATTTGTACTGGGTAGATTGTGAAAAATTTACTAATTGATGGAAATAATTTATTTTATAGTACTTTGTTTATAAAGGAAGTTTCTGCTGATCCAAAAAATTTGTTGTATGATTTATGGAAATATATAACATTTGATAAAATAATAAAATTAATATCAAATGATGTAAGTGAAGTTATAATAGCTTTTGACGGTCCTAATAATTGGCGTAAAGCTATATACAAGAAGTATAAAGCTAATAGAAAAAAATCAAGAGACAAAAGCCAGATAGATTGGGAAGGTTTTTTTGTAGTTTATCACAATTATATAGAAGAAATAGCTAACCATTTTCCGTTTAAAGTTCTTCTAATAGATCGATGTGAAGCTGATGATATTATAGCTGTATTAACTGACATAGTGGAAAATCCTTTTATATGTTCCAGTGATGAGGATTTTCTTCAACTACCAAATGATAAAGTAACAATATATAATTTAAAACATAATAAAATAATTACTGACTTTCCAAAAAATTTCCTAGAAATAAAATGTCTTATCGGGCAACCAAAAGATAACATTCCTAATATCAAAACACCTTTAGACTGGTCAGAGAATAAAAGAAAACCTGGTTTTGGTATAAAATCAGCTGAAAAAGTATTGGAATATGGAATAGAAAAATGGCTAGAAGAAAATGCATTAACTGAAAGATATAAAGTTAATCAGTATTTAATTGATTTTAATAAAATACCTAATATTATTAAAGAATTAATAATTAATAAATATAAAAAATATAAGAAACCAAAACCAGGATCACATTTATCTTTTTTCGAAAAATATAAATGGAAAAGATTTATAGATGATATTCATTTTATTGATTTAAAATTATCAAAGTTGTATTAGTATCTATAGCTTAGATAAATCATATATAGTAACGGCTCATGTCGCAGGCCATTTACTCTGAAGAAAAATGGTGTTTGCAAAAACCTAATTTTTTGCTTTTTTTTTATTTACCTAATTAGATATGTATGATATAGTAACAGAAAAAAGCAACATCTGCTGTAAATTCCTAGCAGCTGTGAAGAGGTTCAAAATTAGTTTAAAAAAAGGAGAAGATATGGAGAAGATAGAGATTGTCGTGATAAAGTAAGAAGTTTTCCAGGGAATTTCAATCATAAGTAACTGGGATGTGTCTAATGTAATTGATATGAAGTCGCAATCGCCCAAAGGCTCTACTTAGAGTTTCAACTA